CGGGGTCGAGAGCATCTATCTCTCCGGCCAGAAGACTCTGGCAGGCTGGAAAGAGGATGTTGTGATCTCGCTGGTCATGGAATGCTCGTCCGAATCACTCACGAAAGAAGCGGGTATGGCCCTTGCTCTGAGCCAACAGTGAGGCTCAGATATGACCGTCGTAGCCCCCCCGTTCTTCTACGAGTTCCTGAAGTGGATTGCTGAGAGGGAATTGAGCGGAGGCTCGGCAGCTGGATCAGGTTGGCAACCAGCCAGTCGCAATCTAGGACCAGGGATCCCTGACTTCACTATTGGAGACCTTGTAGCCCAGCCAATCAAGCGGAAAGTCAATTCGTACAATCGCAAGTACGCAAGGGCATTCAAGAAGTGCAAAGCCAAGCACATGAAGAAGAATGGCACATGGAAAAAGGGCGGATTCAAGCGATGCGTCAAAGAAGCGCACAGGATGGCGAAGAAATGAGTCGCACGGTCCTCTCCCTCCGAGGCAGTTTCACGATGGTCGATAACGCTCTTCAGTACGACCACAAGATCTTCTCACACGAATCCAACGATCTAACCAGAGGATGGGAGATTCTCGCGGCCTATGTGTGGCCCCGAGACAACCGCGGCGAGACAGGAACCGCTGACGGGGTTCTCGGGACTTGTTTCTCAATCGCAACGGACACTATCGGCCGTGGAGGATTGTCATTCGACAACATCTGCGACGCGAGCGACAACCGCCAGTGTGGATGGCTTCAAATCGGCTATGGAGCGCGCGCATCTGCGGTCAGTGATTTCCTAGCGAACACTGGAATCCCAAATCCTGCAAAGTTTGTTCTGGATCCTCAGACCATCGTCACGAATGGCCTATGGCTCAACTCATACTCGACATCCGATTCCTCCACGTCACCGTCAAGAGAATGGAATTACATGATCGTACTGAAGCCGAAGAGGCTCGCGCCGATGGTGACGCTCCTTCAGATGATCAAGAGTCGCGGGCAAGACGTCGACCAGTGAAAACCGCCCCGTCAAGTCTGGGGTAAAGGGCACTAATCCGGAAATCTTGAACGGCAGACCGTCGAATCTGGCCGAATCTGGCTCTTCGAAGTCGGGGATCGCTCCGAGAACCGGAAATCTCAGAAAAGCCAAGACCAGAGTCGGCGCAGCAGACCAACTCGTTCCAGCTGGAATCGGTCGGGTTGATTCGATTGGAAATCGGTCAAGGATGTTTGGCGCTGGATCCGAGCAATCTTAGCCGCTTGATATTCAAGCCATGTCCCTTCAAAGGACTCGTGGTTCACGGCCATGCGATAATCGGCCCAATCTGCTCGCGAAGGAATGCCAGCAGGCCAGCAAATGCCACAGTAGCCGCCTTGAGTGTGCGGGAAACAGATGGCCGCTCCATCGACGTATCGGGTATGATGTCGGAGAGGATGCGAAGCGAGCATTTCTTCTTCGATGGCAGATCGAACGAAGGCGCTGAGATTGCCTCCATTCGCTTTCCACCAGAGATAAGTTCGTGACGAGAGCCGCACCGTAGTGATTCGGGTGTCTTCAGGCATCCAAAACGCGTCCGTCTATCTCTCCGAAGAGTGAGTGCGAGATGTGTTTCATCATCGTTGGGCACTCTTGGTTTTGGATCTCGACCACTTGTGCAAGAATCTGCTCGTCACGGTCGATATCGAGAGCGGGGGCGGTCAGGTTCCAATAGCATCGGCAGTATCTGCAAACAAAGCGCATAGCCGTTCGGCTCGTAATACCAACATAAACTTATGTCGGTTTATGGCGGTACTACACTACACTACACTACACTTCTCTATACCACCACCACCACCACCACCACCACATGGCAAAGACCGACTCCTTCTTCATCCGCCAAAGCCTGACACTGACTGCTGCGACCTTCAATGAAGCCACTATCGATCTTGGAGCCTACGTCGATGCTCTGGGTAAAGCCGTTCTCCGAATCCACAATATCGCCGTTCAATACTCAGACTCGACCGGAACGACCCCCGACATGACAGCGACTACGAACGCGGCCTGCGATTTCCAACTCACTACTCAGACTCAAGGCGGCATGGTCATCAGCGGCGACAATAAATCAGTCGTGGCCTCAGGACGGATCGTAGCATACAATGAGGACTCTTCTGACGGTGTCCCCACCTATGTGTCCGATTCACTCGATGTAGCCCCTCAGCACTGGCTTAGAGGCTATCTAATCGGGGTCGAGAGCATCTATCTCTCCGGCCAGAAGACTCTGGCAGGCTGGAAAGAGGATGTTGTGATCTCGCTGGTCATGGAATGCTCGTCCGAATCACTCACGAAAGAAGCGGGTATGGCCCTTGCTCTGAGCCAACAGTGAGG